ATAAACTCATATGAGCTTTGCAGTTAGCGGGGCACGTATACAAAGTTACTTTAACACCATCTGTTGTGGCTTCATCGATAAAACTCTTTGTGCGGCTAAACTTTGCGATGGTCATATGGGTTTACCCCGGTGGGGCCTTGGTCGAAGTCTATATTATAATCTAGTAAGTGTCAAGGGGCCCGAAGGCCCCCGACGTTTTTACTTAGGCAAATGTTGCCGCAGTAGGATCACCACCAATTGGTGTCATAACAACTACAACCTTGATCTTTCCAGTGAAAGCGTCAGTTGCACCGTTAGTAACAACGATGTGATCGTTTGCATTGTAGAGGAAACCTCCAGCAGTACTAGCCGCAGGTGCAACACCCGTGCCAGAACCGTCGTAGGCCGCTACGTAGCGGTTAGGGTCTGTGTCGTCACCCAAGTCGAGGTCGCCTGCGCCCGCAGTCAAGACTTCTAACCAAGCTCCAACTACAGCAGTATCCGCAGGAACTTCCAAGACGTCGATTGACTGTGAAGTACCCAAGTTAGTAGACGAGAAGTCGAGAACGACTTTCGATACGTGTGCTCCGCCGCCCGCAGGGATGTTAGTCCCTTGAGCAGAAACAGCAGATGATTGATATGTTGCCATTACTCAATGTCTCCCTTAGTCAGTCTTAACAACACCAACAGCCAATGCTTCTGGACGTAGGACCTTACGGCCAAATACGTGCAGACCACGGACGATGTCGCTGAATGTGTCAGTAGAACGAACAACTTCTGTCTTAGCGATGTGCGATGCAGTCGCTGTAGAAGACATATGACCACCGAGGATAACGTAGTCGTTAGTTGTATCCTGTGAAGTGATTGTCACAACGTCTGTGCCTGAGTTGTTCAGCGCAGTTGACTTGTAGCAGTTAAAGCCAGCAATGTTACCCTGCATAATGAGGCCATTACGCAAAGGTGAAGTTGCATCGCCAGTTACCTGTACTTCTGCGAACTTAGAGCCTGCCTTGAACAGGTTCTCCCAGAACACAGGAGGGGCTACGAAGAAACGGTTTTCTTCTGGTACTGAGTTGTCGTCGAGAGCACGAGCCATCGCGAGCAACAAGTTGACAGCGGCGTCACCGCCTGAAGCACCGTGGATGCCGATACCGCCAGCGGCTGTACCGTATGTTGATCCAGAGATGCCCGCACCAGCGGCCATTGCTGAAAGAACGTTAGCATCGAACTTACGCTTCAGTGAGTAAGCACCTGAAGAAGTAGCCAACGCCTCAAAGTTGACGTGTGACTGACGCTCTTCGATGTCGTCAATTGCAAATGCGAATGCGTTCGCTTGGTCAACAACCATAGTAGTTTCAGCATCTGCCAAGTCTTGTGCAGATACAGTTGTACCACGAGAGTACGCAGAAACTGTGATTGTTGGTTCTTTGATGATACGTACTGTATCGCCGTAGTTTTCGATCTCACCAGCGTAGTCTGTGTTGGTGATGTCTTCTACGACAGAAGCACGACGGAAGAACTTCAGAACCTTCTGGGAGAAGATTTCTGGAGTAAAGTTACCATTTGGCAGGTTGGTATATCCTGATGCAACTCCAAAAGCCATTGTTATGTTTCCTTATGAGATAGCTTGTTAAAGATTATTTTGTTAAATCAACTCGCCCCTCAGCCCGTGCGACATCAATTTCGGCTTCCACCTTTTCAAATTGCCACGGTTTGAGTTTGCGAATTTCTGATGCTGTCCAAATTTTCTTATCACCTTTTTCTGGTGTGACATCCTTTGACGTAGCTTTAGTTACTGTCGCCGCTGGATCAGCATCTTTTTTCTTAGTGGTCTTACGCATTCCTGTATCTGCTTTATACAGGTCGAGAACTCGACTCGCCCACTTAACATCAGTGTTATTCTTATAGATTCCATCTGCAATGGATTCCGGCTGATCATCTAGCCATGCTAAGAATTTTTCATCTGTTCGTAGTGTGTTAAAATCAGGATGCTGATTCAACAGCTCTTTGTACGCCGATTGAATTTTTAATTCTTCCTCGCGTCCTTTAAGTGTTTGAACCTCTTCCTGTAGCGTTTTAAGTTTACGTTCAGCTTGAATTGTAGAAACTGTCTCAACGATTGCGTACATATCCGGGTACTTTTCGCGGAATTCCTCTAACTCCTCTGGAGTTTTTGGTAATTCAGAAGGAGCAACTCCGTTCTCTGTTGCAATCTCTCGGGCTTGAGCAATCTCTTCCCTTT